CCTAAAGACACGTTCCACGGTCCAACACGACAGCCGGTCGCTTGCATCAGAAAGATCTACTGTTGCAAGTTCACGACTTAGGGAAGCTTGAGTAACCAACGCGGCAGACATGGACTGATCTCGAAGGTCAATAAAGAAGCCCTTAAAAAGGCGACGATATTCCCCAACGAGGTAGTCTAGCATCAGCATCTGACACCACATATGTGATGTCGGCTCTGCTGCTATGATCCTAGGACCTTTTGCAGTCTTTGGAACACAATGCAACCGCGAGGGCCCCTCATGGAATGAAGGGCGTTCACGCACTTGTCCTGCAGTTTTTCCGCAGAACTCGAACGGGAACCGTTCCTCAAGCTTATCTGGCCAGTAGTCAAATCGCGATTTCTCGTGATTCTTCAACTGTTCAGCTACAGCACCAGGGCCATGTCGAAAGCCGATGCCCTCCGCCAATGATTCCTTACGCTCTGAGTAGAGCACAGGGTCAAAGGCTGCGAAGTCATCGAGAAGGAGATCAGCGACCTGCTGAACTCTCTCTAGGACATGACGACTTCTGACCAAGGATTGGTCAGCAACTCCACTGATCCCCAAAGGGAGCTCTAGAGTTGACCCAGATAAGCTGCAGCAGTCACTAAGACTGTTACGAGCAATCTGCGCATAGTCGCCGAGGAGATCCTCTTCCCACTTAAGAGTAGGTCGAGGTAGTCTCTGCTCGATTTCATGGTATCTCTCCAAAGCCGCCTCACGGCGGTCCGGGGAGCATTCCATGGCTATATTCTTCCCGATCCGGAATAGCTGCCGGAGAAAGAAGATAATAGTCTCATCAGCATCCTGCTTAAGACAGGCATCCCTATCAAACACCCGTAGCCAGAGTCCCGAGAATAATCTCGGCACCCTGACTCTCTTGGACACCCTTCTAGTGAAGGGACCAGAGAGACGAAGACGGCCAGTCTCCAGACCTGCAGTAAGTAGGCCATCGAGAGCTGGGAGGTCCAGTGTGAAAACACTAATACCTCGAGTTTGACAGTAAAGGGCAAGTCTCTCAAAATCGAGATCCAAACCCTCTATTGCCGGGTACGCTACACGGACATCCGTAAGGATACCGCGTACAACATGGACTAGAGCATTCACTTGGCTTTGCATCATTAGGAGTCATCCAAAATGATCCAAGCCGCAGAATGCAGCAGCCGACTGAAAGTCCCTTAAGACTCTCAGTTCATCAAAAGCCGGCTGAGAGTCTTAGGACTCCCAGTTCAGCAACTTGGTGATATTCGCTTCCGTAAAGAAGTCGAATAGTCCCATCGCCGTGTCGACACAAGTAGGGAGATCATCTCCCTGCTGGTTCTCGATCACGAAATAGACCTTCCTCACGAGGTCGGTCGTTGATGGCGCCACCGCATAGCTCGTCGAGACAAGCTCGCAGTTGTGTCGATCAATCGACACACCGCGCTTCTTGTCTGTGTACTTACTATGACGGATGGCAAGCCTGATCTCAGCCGTACTGGCCCGAAGCAAGTATTCCGAAGAATACTTGTCCTGGTTGATACGAACAAGATTGAAGGCCACCGAGTTGATGGTGACAACCGCAGGATCTGCGAACATGGCACTAGTCCTTTCTTACAACGTGTTGCAGTTTGAGGCATCTCTACCTCGTTACTGCTAACGAAGTAAGAATACCCATCTGATTCCCGTTAAGGAACGGGAAATGGGCAACAGGAGCGACGAAAGACGTCGCACGAGTCTTGTCCTCCCTGACTACCTTCAAGGGGGTTAAACCCCAATCAGGAGATGTTGGTGGAGTACAAGAGTACGTCGTCTTAGTGTGTCTCATGACAGAAACGTCACTGAGAGTAGCTGGTACAATGTTCCGCTGTGACTTAAACCAGTCACCAGTGGTGGTGCACCAGTCCACTAGCCATGGCCACGGCATGGCCTCCCAAAGGGTAGAATTATCCAATGTGAGACCTAAAACCGCACGTCGGGCTAGTGCACGCATTTCCGATGGAGCTGACATCGATTCAAATCCAGAACCAGGTAACCACCTGGCATGGACTTTCAC